ACTGCTGCATCTTCCATCGTCGTTGACGACCTCAGACTTCTGAGACCCACGCCTTGCCCAAACGGGCAAGGCGCGTCCTGTAGAACCCTGCTTTGACAAATCCGGAAGGATCTGCCAAATCAATACCCTCTGTAGCGCTTATGCGCTGCTCGGAGTATGCTTCAGTAAAATACTGAAGCAGGTTCGCATAGGACTCCCTGGCTCCGCGACGTGTAATGAGATGTACTGCTAAGGCGCAGTACTCCCATGACTGAGTGTCAGAGTTCCATCTACCCCTAGAGGGATAGCGGACTTCATCACTCGTTGTGCGCAGCCAGAGCCCCGCTTGCGGAGTCTTTGCAACAAAGATGTTGCTTAGGACTCTTTTGGGAATGAGCTCCTGCATGTAAATGCAAAGGTTCTCAAACCCCCCAAGTTGGTGGACATGGTTATGTACACCAACCCAGGATGCAAGTTCAAGGGTATCCCACCTCGGAAGAACGTATGGTAGATACGGAGGCGTAACTTGGAAACCAAGATACGCATCCATCCCACAAGACTCTCTGAAGTTTCCTTCAGAGTGGGTCTTGTCCATACCAATCTTGAGCTCAAGATGCTCAAAGATTGAACCGAGGAACACAAGCGCGGTCTTTGGTAACACGATATCGTCACCAAAGACACGGACAAGACGAGAGGCGCGGTAGATTGCGTCCTTCGTAATGTCTCCCCTCCTTCTAACACCATCAGAGTACAGAACTGCCGCAATGGCACATCCTGCATATATGATGGATTGTACATAGAAGGTTAGAGCAGATCCCTGTGCCGCAAACTTGCGAACACGGGATTCCTTGCCTACCAACTCAGAGAAAGTGGTGAAGGAGCGAGCTGCTGCTAGGAAGTCCAGAAGTTCTGGATTACTAGCGAGGGCACGTTCCACAGTCCACAGACTCAGTCGATCGGATGCCGACTCAAGGTCGACAGTAGCATGATGGCCATCGGATGATGCCCAAAGTGCCCGATCCCTGGAATAGTCCTGTGTGAAGAAATCCACACAAGTACTTACTACAGGAGTTGTATTGGTGCGACACCAGCTAAGCAATGCTTGCTGGCACCACATCAATGATGTAGGCTCCGAGGCAATCAGCCTCGGCTTGTCGAGAGTCTTCGGCACAGCAATCAACTTCGATCGCGGTGACGATCCCCACTGGTTGGGTATACCCAACTCAGAGAGGCCCCATGTGGTCATCATTTGACCAGGAGGGAACTTTCGGGCAAGGGAGTCTGGCCACGCTGGGAAGAGGTACTTATCCTCACCCCCACGCAGATCAGAAACTGCTCCAGGGCCGTGTCGTCCGGTAAGGTCCCCAAGTTGGGGGATTGCAGAAGGAGTGATCCATCCGCACACACCATCCAACACGTCCAAGAGGCCTTCAAAATAGCACTCTTCAGAACCCGCTCCCTCAGCAAAAGATACTCTTGCTGAGAAGTCGGGTCCTGACTCAACGTCCCACCAATCATGAGTGGGCTCGCGAAGCGACATATCAAGCTCGAAATAAGCATGGTGTGCCTTCTTCACTACGTTGGGTGGACAGTCCACACGAGCTTTCTTGTAAGCATACAATAGAGCACGTGTGTACCGAACCACTTCTGGTTCGGGGTTGGAAAGTTGTCCTTTCCGGAAGCTGAGACCAAATAACCTCCCAAAGATAGGAGGCTTCTTTGATCTCCGCAGCGATCTGGGAAAGTCGAAGTCGGCTGGAAGAAAACCAGTGGACAAAGACTTATCATAGATCTTACCAAGTTTTGGTAGATCGATCATAATGATTCCCAAGCCACGAGTGCGAACTCGTTGCTCGAGGTCATATATGTCCTCAGATAGCATAGACACAATGTCGCTTGTGTAGTGGGCTTCGAAGTCCATCAGAATGGATCTCAGAGCCCCACAAACAACATGCTCGTTCATAGTCATTCCGACATACTCCTAGAGTTGAGGGGTGACCGACACGAAGAACCGCAGGCCAGACTGCTGCTTAGCTTTCGCCATTCAGCAGTTTGGTCAAGTTCCCAGCCGTCATGATGGTCCCAACAGTTTTGTTGAGATTTGCGACGTTTGTCGCATCCTGGCGTCCAAGGTAAGTACCGAAGACACGCCAGCTGGATGACTTCTCGATGATGGCACCGGCCGCATCATATTTGATGCAGTCGAGGCGCACCATGTGCGAAGTTTCCCCAGTGACACGGCTCTTTGGCAACGTATGCTTGATCGTGGCAACAAAGTCACGATCAGAAATAGTGCCAAAGTACTCGGAAGTGTATCCATCCTCTTTCCGTTTGGTGAGGACGAGATCACCGGTGCCTGCGTAATCGCAGGTAAGAG